ATGGAAATCAAAAAGGACCAGCCGGGCCGCCGGCGTAACTTTCGAGCGAGACATAACTGTGCCTCAGCCAAAGACAAGTTCAGTGCGCGCTACTGGAGCTGCAAAGCGTGGTAGCAAGAAGGAGCTAGACCCTTCTCGCTTGACCATGAAAGATTTGCTTGGCCGCTTAGAAAAACATGAGGCGGAGTGCAGCTTGCGTTATCAGCGCATCGAAGAAAAGCTGTCTGAAAACAGCGAAGCCTTCGATAAAATGGACAAAAAGATCGACAAGTTCGATAACCGGCTTTGGGCCATTGTCCTCGCGGCTTTCTCGGCGCCTTTAGTCACGGTAGTCCTTGTAAAGCTTCTGGAGTCGCTGTAATGCCTGCCGTCCGCACCGGCCCCAAGCCTAGCAAGTGCGGCGTCACGTACTTTCGCAAGGGCGGCGCGGTGCCCAAGAAAAGCAAGGGCAGCAAGATTTGCCCAGAAGGCAAAGCCTGGGCGAAACGCACTTTTGACACCTACCCCAGCGCCTACGCTAACTTGGCCGCGTCCAAGTATTGCAAAGACCCCAACTAGGCCAAGAAATCCAAGGGCGGGAAGAGGAAGGGCCGCTGATGGGTAAGCTTCAGGAGTGGCTTGATGAGGAATGGGTACGCATTGATAGCTCGGGAAATATCGCGGGCGCGTGTGGGACTTCTAAAGATAAGAAGAACCCAGATAGATGTTTGCCTCGAAGCAAGGCGCAGAGTCTTAGCAAGTCTGAGCGCGCTGCGACAGCTCGTAAAAAGAAGCGAGAAGGCGCTAAAGGCAAGCAGGTTGTGGCAAATACTGAAAGCGCGCGGGTAGTACGCAAGCGCAAAGGCGGCGTGGTTGCCCGGGGCTGCGGGTCTATCCTGGGGGATCGTCGCAAAGTCACCAAGGGCTCGGTCACGCGGGTATGAGGGCGGCAGCCTTCTTGGTAGGCGATGAGCGCAAGATCGCTGAAGAGATTCGTGAGTGGTCGGCCACCGTTCTGGAGGTCGAAAACCCCTTTTTTAATAACATTCCGCCATGTCCTTATGCCAAAAAAGCATGGCAGGACGAGCGCGTCGGATTCAAGTTCAAGTACGAAAAGAGCTATCAGGAGATTTATTCCTGCCTTTCCCAGTGGGAAGACACTCTGGATGTGCTTTTGGTTGTTGATCGCAACTATGACCCCGATCCTGGGCGCTTCCATGATTATTTGGATGAATTGAACGACGCTATCGCAAACGGGTTTTTCATAGACAGGGACTATTGGGTCATGGGTTTTCACCCGGATGATGAGCCCAACGAATACTTGGACGATGAGTCATTCACCCATGTAATAGATGAGCCCTATGCGATAATCTTCCTTCAGCGGCTTTCCAAAGTTCAGGACGCCGCAGACAAATTAGCCAAGAAGGGCTACTATGAGACGTACTTCGACGAATACGACGTCGAGGAACTCTTTGCCAAGCGGACGGAACTCTACAGGAGACTCAACCATGGCGATGAAGCCGCGTAAGATGCGTGGAGGCGGTGCTCCCAAAAAAATGCGTGGGGGCGGAATGGCGATGAAGCCTGAAATGATGGCGAAGGGCGGCATGACCGTTTCTGATCTTCGCAAAGCCGCTAAGGACAAGGGCTACAAGCTGGTTAAAGCAGACTGATCATGGCTACTTCGGGCAGCAAAGATTTTGAGCTGGACGTCTCCGATTACATTGAGGAGGCGTTTGAGCGTTGTGGGTTGGAGGTTCGTACTGGCTACGACATGAAGACTGCAAAGCGCTCGCTCAACCTCATGCTGGCCGAGTGGGCAAACCGTGGTCTGAACCAGTGGACGATCAAAAACCGCAGCGAGACGATGGTAACCGGCACGGGCAATTACACGCTCAGCGCCGATGTCATCGACGTCTTGTCTGTGGTTGTCCGTCGCGACGGCACGGATTACGCCCTGGAACGCCTGTCCCGGGATGAGTACCTGAGCATCCCGAACAAGACGACGCAGAGCCGTCCGAACCAATTCTTCTTGGATCGCCAAAACACTCCGGTGCTGAAGCTTTGGCCCGTGGCCGAGAACAGCACGGATGTCGTGATCTATGACTGCCTGACGCGCATGGACGATGCGGACACGTACACCAACACGGTGGACATGCCTTTCCGCTTTTATCCTTGTCTCGCAGCCGGGCTGGCGTACTACATTGCCATGAAGCGCGCTCCGAACCGCATTCAGCTCCTGAAGGCGGTGTACGAGGAAGAGTTTGAGCGCGCCATGCAAGAAGACCGGGACCGCGCGTCTTTCAACGTCGTTCCTCAGTACCAGTATTTTAGGTCGGTCTGATGGCTAAGTTTGCGTCAGGTAAATACGCCTACGCGATCTCTGACCGCTCTGGGCAGCGCTATCGTTATAAGGATATGCGCAAGGAGTGGAACGGCCTGCTTGTCGGTAAGGACGAGTGGGAGCCGAAGCATCCGCAGCTCGGACCGTTTCGCAAGGTGATTGATGCGGAAGCTCTGCGCAACGCGCGGCCTGACCGCGTAGAGCCCCTGGACGTTTATGTGTGCGTCCCCACGGTGGAGCAGCCCGCGCCGCGGCCCACGGTGGTTTATGCCAAGGTCGGTAGCGTAACGGTGACGACGACATGAGCTTTACCTACGGCGAGTTAAAGCAGGCGATTCAGGATTACGCCGAGAACGACGAGACGACGTTCGTCAACAATCTGCCCATATTCATCAAGAATACGGAAGAGCGGATTCTGAAGAACGTCCAGCTTAGTCTGTTCCGAAAGAACGTGAGCGGGTCCATGACGGCCTCGAACCAGTATCTAGCCGTGCCTTCGGACTTTTTGGCGCCCTTTTCTCTGTCCTTCACGGATGGAGACGGCAACAAAACCTTTGTCGATTTCAAGGACGTTGATTACGTCCAGACGTTTAACCCGGACGCTACCACCACGGGCGCTCCGCGCTACTACGCCGTGTTCGACATTGATTACTTTATCCTGGGCCCAACCCCGGACAGCTCCTACAGCTCAGAGCTGCATTATTACTACCGGCCGGCAAGCCTGACGGCTGGATCAGACTCAGGCACGACATGGCTGAGTGAAAACGCTTCGGTGGCCATGCTGTACGGCTCCCTGGTGGAGGCTTATACCTTCATGAAAGGAGAGCAGGACATGATGCAGATGTACTTCCAGAACTTCACCCAGGCGCTGGGCTCGCTCAAGCAGCTTGGCGAGGCGAAGGAAGTTACGGACGAGTACCGTACTGGTATGGTGATTAGGCCGAAGCAATGAAGATAGACCCGATACAGCTCAACCCAGAGTTTCAGGTGGAAGTTAGGACCACGGACAACCGTGGTTTTACGCCAGAAGAAGTGGCCGAGTTGTGCGCCGAGAAGATCATTTCCATTTCTGACGACGCAAATCCGGTAATTCGGGATCAAGCAAAAGCTTTTCGCCGTCGGATGGTTAAGGTATTAGAATACTATATGCGGCAAGCCATCCGCAGCGACCGGACGACCGTATACAATGCGTTGATTGACGCCGGCCAAAAAGATTTGGCTGAACTCATAAGGAGACTGTGACATGGCCTTCACCGGCAACTTTATGTGTACGTCCTTCAAGAAAGAACTCTTGTTTGGGGCGCACGATTTCGCCAATGGCGCGGACACGATGTACATGGCTCTGTACACGTCGTCTGCCACCCTGGACGCTTCCACCACGGCCTACGCTGCGACGAACGAAGTCAGCGGCACGGGCTATGTGGCGGGCGGTCAAGCGCTGACCAATGTTGATCCCACGACCAGCGGGACCACCGCTTTCACCGATTTTGCGGATGAAACGTGGACCACAGCGACGATCACTGCCCGGGGAGCGCTAATCTACAACAGCACCCCGAACACGACGTCCATTGCTCTGACCAACCCGGCGGTAGTGGTGCTGGACTTTGGCGCAGACAAGACGTCCACGGCAGGTGATTTCACCGTGGTTTTCCCGACGGCCGACGCGAGTAACGCCATCATTCGGATTGCCTGATGGCTAGCGTCGTCGTTGCGTTTCAGGGCTGGAACTCCTCGGCCGGCGGCTGGGGAGACGGACCTTGGAGCGGCGACGCCGCTTTACCGGGGCTGACGGGTAATGTCGGCTCTGTCACCGTTGTTGCAGAAGCTAACGTCCCTGTTACCGGCCTGGAAGCGACCTCCAGCGTCGGGGGCGTTACGGTCATTGCAGAAGCTAACGTTGATGTCACGGGGCTTGAAGCCACCGGCAACGTTGGTTCTGTCACCGTTATTGCTGAGGCCAACGTCGATGTCACGGGCTTGGAGGCAACAGCCTCTGTAGGCACCGTCTCTGTCGATGCCGAAGCAGTTGTCCCTGTCACGGGTCTCGAAGCTACCGCTTCGGTCGGCGCCGTCACCGTTATCGCAGAAGCCAACGCTCCCGTCACGGGCCTGGAAGCTACCGGGTCGGTTGGTGGCGTTACGGTTGTTGCAGAAGCCACCGCAAATGTCACCGGCGTAGCAGCCTCTGGGCAGGTTGGTGCTGTCACCGTTATCGCAGAAGCCAATGTTGACGTCACGGGTGTTCAAGCAACGGGCGCTGTAGCAAGTGTGTTGGTCTGGGGTAAAATTGTCCCAGATCAGAATCCAGCATATAGTGAAGTATCACCGTCGCAAGGTCCGACTTGGACTGAGGACGCCGCAAGTCAGACGCCTAATTGGACAGAAATCGCGGCTTAGAGGATTGAGAAATGGCCAGCACCTATACCGTTAACCTTGGCATCGAGAAGATCGGAACCGGTGAACAGTCCGGTACTTGGGGTACGACGACCAACACCAACTTTGACCTGATTGACCAAGCGGTTAACGGGGCTGTTGCGGTTACGCTT